TTATGGTGCAACCGGATGCAGTTTTACATCAAACTTATCTGGTTTTGCTATAGGTGACGGCACAATTTTGCCACATTTATTTGGCGGCAACGCCTTTACCCTTTTCCCAGGTACGCATTCCGGCAATGCCCAACATGCCGCTCAGGATGACCCAAAGCGCGTCGGTGTCGAGCATGGGCGGCGGTTTGACCTCCCTGGGCACGTGGCCCTCAGCCTGGGCCCAGGTCCAGGCCCACACCAGCACCGGGTAGAGCAGGAACTGATAGGCCATCGCGGCCGCGCCGACCCAGCCGATCGCTGGGCGCCAGCCGGCCACGAACACGCTCGAGCTGGCCGCCTCGACTTTATTAACTTCCATCTGCGCCAGGTCGGTCGCCTGATCGATCCTGCGGCCCTCGAGCTCGAGCTGCAGCCGCTCCTTGTCGGTGGTGATCAGGTCAGACGCGACCTTGCCAACCGACTCGATGACGGTGCCGATGCCCAGGAAGTTCACGCGACCCCCTGCAGCGTGCGATTGATCCAGCCCAGCAAAAACTTGAGCTGCGACCGGTCGCGGCTGACGATGTCCCGGTACCTAGCGATCTTGGCCAGCGCGTAGGCCATCACGAACCGGTCCTCGTCGTAGGCATTGAGCACAGCCAGCGTCTTTTCGCCAATGGCCCCGTCAGGCGTGGCGCCCACGACCAGCTGCGCGAGCTTGCGCGCGACGGCGCCGGCGTTGACGTGGAAGTCGAAGATGGTCTGGGCAATTACCTGGCTGGTGATCCTGTCACCCTGGATCGGGTTCCAGTATTGGGACTTGTAGAACTCACGCACCAGCTGCGCGGGCACGTCCTGGCCGCGATCGATCAGGGCCCAGCCAGGCCATCGTGGGTTCATGTTGCGCGCGATTCCGGCATAGGTCTGCCCACCGCGATCGCCTGGCACGTCGTGCAGCACGTAGCCGCCCTCGTTGCGGATCATGACCTCGTAGGCCGGCGCAAAGTCGGCCATACGGCTACTTGTCGGCTTTGTTTTCCAACTTGTCAAAGATCTTTTGCAGCATCTCTTTGACCTCCTGCAAATCTTCTTTGTAGTCAGACTTGAGCACGTAGCTGTGCGGCAGCTCTTTCTCCAGATCGCTTAGGTCGCGCGCCAGGCGCTGCTGCGCTTCCCACAAAATCCGCAGCCACCACCCTGCTGCTGCACACGCGACTGAGATGCCCAGGTTGATGAGGGTCTGCGAATCCATACCTCAATCCTTTTCTGCCTCTCGCGCTTCAATCTCGTAAGGGTTGTTGCGGTAGCCGTACCGCAAACTCCACCACAAGTATTGAATTGCAAACCGTAACTTGCCGTCTCGTTTCATTTGTTCCAAATGCATGAGTTCGTGTCGAATTATGCGTTCTTTAGTTTCCCAGCCAGGTACAACGTAAGCAACACCCCAAAACAACGCAATGCCTTTGAAGCCTGTAAGGCGCAGCCACCAAAGAATCGGGCCTGATGCGGTGCGGATCACAACCGCGCAGTTTGAGCGGCTTGATACGCCGCAATAACATCTGGCGTATGCACGGCAGCGCAAACAGCTTGCACTTTAGAATCTTCGCCGCTGTAGTCATTACCTGGAGCAACAACGTGACGGTGAAATGTGCCGCTGATCTGTTTGCCGTCTTCCACGATCGCAGTCTTGATACGGACTTGCACACAGCCGTTCTCAATCACTTCGATGCGGTCAACAATTTCAATTTTTTCTAACGCCATTTTGATCTCCAATCAAAAATTAAGAAAAATTAAGCAGCCAAATTAGCCATTGCTTTCCAAACTGGTGTTGAATAAGCAACAGCAGCACCCGAAACGGTTGCATCCGCATTTGAATTTATTGTGACAACCTGTCCTAAAATTGAAGAAATTACTTTAGTCCCTGTAACTCCAACTATGGTTATGTAATTGCCAACAGCCAAACCCGTTGTTGTGTTTACAGTCAACAATTTAGTGCCGTTTGTTATGCTCCCAGTAACACCTGACAGAGTGCCAAATGTTCCAGCTGTAGTGCATACCCATCCAGGAGCGCCGCCAGCGGCAGCAGACCAGTTAAATATTGACGATCCTTGTTCCCACGAGCGCGTGGTTGGAGGTGCTGTCAACGGGCGTTTTATGGGTCCGACAAGCATCCCCTTGAAGTAGTTTTTGGCCGTCACCACGATGCCGTGCGCCGTTGTAGCCGAAACAACGGCATAATCAGACTTGCCATTGTTGAGGTTCATCACGGTGTTGCCATCGACAAACCCTTGCTGCGGGCCAAAGAAAACAATTGCACCTTCGTCAAATTCATTGCCTGCGCTTGCGGTTGTGTTGCAATCAATAAACTTATTTCCAATAAACACTGGGTAAGTCACGTTACGTGCCCATACGCCGTAAGCGCAATTTTGAAACGTATTTCCAATTACCAATGCGGATTCAAGCTGCCCAACCTCGTTTTGAATAATTAAAGGATAATTGTTGACGTTTTGAAATAAATTGTTTGAAAACAACTGATTTTTGTAACCAGTCACACCAAAGGTGGGCTTAGTGAAAATCCAAGCACCATCGAACACGCAGTTCTGAATTTTTTGGTTTCGCGCCCCAGCGTCAAACGCTTGGAACCCGCCACGAAAAGTACAGCCGTCAACATCACCAATACTTGCCACAGAGATTTGAACACCGTACATCGGATATGTGGTGTAACCATCACCGTCAATGAACAGGCAATTCTTGACGCTGACTAGATCAAGGTTGCCCAGCGTTCCGTCACCCTCGTAGACGCCATATCCAATCGCGCCAACGCCTGCGTCACTAGAAGGCTTGATATTCAGAAATGTGACATCCTCGACGTAGGTGTATTTCGCGTCCACTGTGTACACGCCAGTTGGATAGGCCATGCCAGAGCCGTGCGTGGTTTGCTCAATGCGACCTCCCTGCACCCGAACTATGCCGCATGGCGTAACCCCGTCTTTGGCAAAGTAAATGCAGTCCCGGTAATTTTGAAAATACGGGTTCTGGATTAGCACATCCTCGCAGCCGTCAAACCAAAAACCTTGCTGGGTCAAGTTGCCGCCTGATGTGCGAATACCATCGCCAAGGCAATCAATGAGTTTGACATTGGTGCAAGCCTTAAAGTAGACGCGGTGGTTTTCGCTTTTAAACTTGACGTTCTGAATGACGATGTTGCTTTTGCCGTTGGCCTTCAATGAGTCTTGATTGCCAAAACGAATTATTGACGCAGCGCCGTCACCAAACATCGTAATGTTGCTGTCAAGCGCCACTCCGTCCGTGACGTTGAGCAAATACGTTCCTTCGGGAACGTACACGCTGCCACCATTGGTCAATGAATCAATGGCTGCTTGAAACGCGGTTGTACTTGACGCTACGCCAGTGCTGTCTGCACCAAAATCAAGGACGTTGGCAACAGCGCCATCAATCATTGAATAACTAACTTTAGTAAGCGCCATAATAAGTCCTCAAACTGTGTAGGTTACTGATATATAAGAACCGCCATCCGCAGACCATTCATTAGCTGAAAATGAGTCCGTTCCAGTTGTTGCACTCCATTGTTCAAATCGCATCAATGTACTAGCCCAAGGACGCAATACAACAACACGACCAGCCGTAATATTCAAACCACTAGCAGCGGTCAAAAAACCGCCTCCACTTTGAGCAATAGAAAAAGGCCAGCCGGAAATATATATTGAGCCAGGACCCGACATACTTCCCAAAGAAGTTGTTTCAACATACATTTGACAATTTACAAATCTGCCAATTTTTGTATATGTGCCAGAGTTATTTGCCCCCATAGTGGCGTTGTTTGTAGCATCTGTTATTTGCGGTGTCCAAGTTCCCTCCTCGTAATCAGACAACAACTCGCTTGTCATGCCAGCCGCATGAGCAGTTGCCGAAAAGTCAATCCCATTTCCATTCGCCACCACCAAGTTACCGCTCGTCAACACCGCATTGCCCGTACCCTTTGGGGTCAGCGTAATGCCAATGTCTGTGTCCGTTCCCGTAGCCGAGATCACTGGGTTTGCGCCAGTTGCGGCGTTAGCGACCGTCAACTCGTTAACGGCTGATGCCGTTGCGGTAATCCCCACCAGCTCATTTCCGTTCGTGTCGTTGATGCTAGTGACGATTCTCGGGGAGGTCATCACCTGAGTTCCATTGAACGTCTGCCCTGCATCTGTCCTGGCTGCGGTGAAGTTGGCATCTGGCACGGTCATCACACGCGTTTGAGAAGCGGCTGGTCCAGCAACCTGAAGAATTCCCGTCGTTGCATTACTCCGAATGTTTTTGACCGTTAAATCGTCCGACGCCACCTTTTTGGTTGTGCTTGACTGCACAATCGGTAGCACCTCAGTGCCAGCCAGGGGCGTGGTTGCTGCCGTCAGTGCCGAAATTTTTTTGTCTGCCATTTCAATGCTCCCTATGCAACCCAAGTAACGATGATGTAACCCGACCCACCGTTGCTACCGGCGGCGTTGATGGCGCCACCGCCGCCACCGCCCCCAGTGTTTGCTGACGCTGGACTCCCGCCAGCAGCTCCGGCACCAAACGAACCACCGCCACCGCCGCGGTTGGCGTTTGCTGCCCCGCCGGCTGCCATGCTGGCCCCGCCTGAAGCGCCGCCGCCTCCACCGCCTCCACCGCCTTGGCCGTTAATAAAGACGGTGCCTGCAGTGCCGCCAACACCGTTATCGCCGCCCGCGCCGCCATTGCCCGCGCCGCCCGCGCCGCCGATGTTGCTTCCGCTCGTAGCGCCAGCGCCGCTGTAACCCCCGCCCCCACCGCCGCCGCCATCGGTGCCTGACTGGCCGTGAGCCCCACCGCCGCCGCCGTGCGCTGTCAGCGTTCCAAACGTGGTGTCGGTGCCTGCAACGCCATTAGCGTTTGCAGCGCCACCGGCGCCGCCTCCACCGATCGTGTAAGCGATAGACGCGCCGGGCGTGACTTTCAGGTCTGACACAACAATGGCCCCGCCACCGCCGCCGCCTCCTCGATAGCTCGAGGTATAGCCACCCCCGCCGCCCCCACCGCCGCCGACCAGCGTGACGCGCACGCCGGTGACGCCGACCGGAACGGTCCAAGTGCCAGGGCCAGAAGTAAATACTTCTGACTGGCTTTTGCCGCCGCTAAAGAACTGGGAAAGAGTGCTCATCAAATATTCCTTTTAGACAAAGACCCAGCCGCGGGTGGTGTCTGCGTACATCAGCGTGATCGCTGCGTTGAGTGTGTCGATCGTCAGGTCCTGCGCCAGGCCTTGGATGTTTTTACCGTTACGGCCGACAACCGCAGTTGTGGTGCCGCTCAAGTTGCTGATGCCGACCGTCTGCCCCGCGGTTGGCGTGGCGGGCAGCGTCAGCGTTAGTGATGCCGTCAGCACGTACTGCTTGCCGGCGACCGCGTTGGTGTTGGTACCGATAACGTCCACCACGCGATTGAACGTCTGCGTCGCGGCAAACGTGATGTCGCCCGTCATCGTGCCGCCGGCTTTGGGCAGCATCGTGTCGGCGTAGGTCTTGGTCGCTGCGTCGGTGCCCACGGTGGGCGCGCCCAGGCCGGTGATCTTGTTGTTGCCCATCGCGATCGCGCCGGTCATCGTGCCGCCGGTGGTGGCCAGATACGTGCCGCCGACAAAGCTGCTGTTTCCGACCAGGTCAACGGTTTCGCCGCCCAGCATGGGCGTGGAGAAGACAACGCTGGTGCCGTTGGTTGCCGTAAACGTCGATGAGGCTTGTTTGACGCCGTTGATGTACGCATCAAGCGTGCCGACGTTGTAGGTGATTGCAAATGTGGTTTGACCCGCTGTGGCGGTGTAAAGCGCGCGGGAGTTGACGCTTAACGCGCTCGAAATGCTTGAGTCAACGTAGCTTTTGTTGGCGACGTCGGCGCTCGCGGTCGGCGTCACGCACTGGCCCTCGAGCAGGATGCCGTCAGGGATCAGTATCCCGGTCGAGCTCCACTGCATGACATAGACGCCAAGCACCGCCATGCGCAGGTTGCCGGCGCCGCTGCGGTACAGGCCGCTGTTGGTTTCGTTGAGAAAACTTAAGCCCGGTGCGGTAATCGAACCATCAGCGATACGAAAAGGCGCCAGCATTCCGCCGGCACCCGTCCTTGACAGCGAGTTGGTGAGCTCGGTGGCGACGTCATTGAGCGTCGTATTGGCCCAGGACGCGTCAATGGTCGTGCCGGCCACTACCGGGTTGCCGGCCGGCAGCGTGTAGGTGCCTGATCCGTTACGCGGCATGGTTGTGCTCCTGAGGGGCCATCCGGTTACTTACGAATGAAAGTTGGGTCAGTTGTGCCATTTTTGTGTCATCCACTCTAATCGCCTATGGAGGCTCCGTATGCCCGCAGCGCAGGCACCAGGTACTCATTGCCACGACGCCGGACAAAATCCTGCCATCCGTATTTTCCCATTAGTAGGTTTTGCCCTGTCTGGGTACCGAGCAGCGCGGTCGCTCCCGCATCCATGCCCATCATTGGCAAACCGAACCCACTGACCAGCATCAGTTTCTCTGCAGTACCTGGGCCCACTTCAGGCAGCGTGTTGCCGTAGACCTGCTGCGCCGTGAGCGCCTGCTGCTGACCTGGTGCTGTGCCGCGCGCAAATGCTGCCTTGTCAGGGCTTTTATCGCGGGCTCTAATCGCGTTAAGCTGCTGGCCAGGCGTCACCATGCCGCCTTGCTTTTGCGCGCCTTGTAGGGCCGCTGCGCGGCTCAGCGTTTTGAACTTGGCGTAGGCCTTGTTGATCTCATCAGCCTGGGCCGCGACTTCAGGCGGCAGGCCTCGAGTGCGCAGCGATTCAATAGCCGATCGCACCGCCTGCAGCGCCTCAGCCTTCTCGCCGTTGCCGGAACGATAGGCTGATGTGATTGCGTCATTGACCTCATCAAGCGCCCTCTTGACGTTGCCGTGCGGCACCACCTCACGGCCCAGCTGGACTGTCTCGGTGACTGGGGTCATCATCTTGGAGCTCACCAAACCTTTGCCGACCGGCTGGCCGCCTTGGCGCGTGACCGTCGGAGACGTCAGCCCGGCCAGCGTGTCTTCAACCTTGCGCACAACGCCGGCCACGTCCTTGGCTACACCAGGCAGATAGGCCTCAGAATCGCGCACAACGCCCTTGAGCTGCGCCATGAAGGTGTCATCAACCGGAACGCCGCGCGTGCCGTACAGGGCCCCGTAGGCGTCGTCAAAGCGCTTGGCAAGTTCACGCAAGCCAGCGCTGCCGACCTCGGTAACCGGTTTGTCGTACTCAAAGCGAAGCACGCCGCCAGCATCATCAAGCACCGGCATCGGTGGCGTGGCCTCACGCATCAAGATGCGGTTCCAAGACTCGATCCCGGCGCGCTCCTGGCCTTTGATGATGTCGCCCGCCATCGGCAGCGCACGCGCCCGCTCGGCAATCGTGCGCACGATCCGACCGCTGCGGTTGCCCTCATCGAGCGCTTTCCACATCGGCACGTTGGCGCCCTGGTCCATCAGCTCACGCGCCGCCGGCGAGACGCCAGGCGACACCAAACCGCCCAGGGTGCGAGTAAGAACACGCCCGCCAGCCTCACCCAGGCCAGCGCCCAGCGCCCCGCCTGCAGCTGCAGATCCGCGGTCCTCCGGCGCCAGCGCGGCCGAGGTAGCGCCGCCGGCGATTGCCGAGCTGGTGATCGGCCCGCGCAGGAATTGCATTGCCCGAGGTAGGTACTTGGCCCCCGCAACGATCGCCTGCTGGCCACGAATGGCTGGGGCTGCGGTTAGCGCCACATCGCCGGCCAGGTTGCCGACGGTCGCGGCCGTGTCGCCCTGCTTTACAAACGCCTGGCCTTTCTCGAGCAGTGCCTTGTCCTCGGGCGTCAAGTCGGTAACGATGCCCTTCAAGCCCATCGCAGCTCGGTCCAAGGCAACTTTGGCACCGCCCAGGCCACGCATGAACGTGCCCATTTGTTCGACGTCCTGGCCGGCGTATGCGTTGGCCTGTGCACGCTCTTTTTGGCTGCGCACTTCGCCCAGGTCCTGCGAGGCGAGCTTGCGCTCAAGCTCCTCAAGCCGGCGTAGTTCTTCGAGCTCTTGGCGCGGATCCATTACTGTCTTCTGTGCTTAGCGCGCAAACGGTCAAGTTCGGCCTGTTCAGCTGGGCTGAGGCCACTAGAGCCTTGGCGAGATTGGCCAAACTGGGGCGCAGCGAACGGTCTGTTGACGTTGATCTTGCCGCCCTGCTCCGAGTAGCGTTGTTTGACGTCTTGCCCAAAACCACCAGCGACGTTGGCCAGCACCTCGTTCATTTTCGGAACGATGACGTTGCTGTAAGCGTTCAAGAAATCGGACTGGCTGTAGTTGCCACTTGCCATGTTGGCCAGCGCTGCGCGCTGTTCTTCGTTCAGTGTCACGGCTTGGCCGCTAGCCAGTCGCAGCAACTCGTTGGCGACGTTTTTGACAAGCGCACGGTTGGTCTTGCCTTCCTCGCCAATGAAGGGGCCGCTAACGTCCATGCCCATCAGTTTCAGGTCTGAACCGTAACCAACGCCGGGGAGGCTGGATTCCCCACGATTGGCATAACTCGTCAATCGGTTATTGAGCTGCTCGATGCCGGAATACAGGTTGGTGACGTCTTCCAAGCGCTTGCTTAGGGTGGTGGCGCCGGTGCTGATTGCCTTGTCCATGGCGTCTGCTTGCGCTTGATCGCGCCGGTCTTTGGCGTCAGCGGCTTGCTGCTGGCGCCAGCTGTTCATAAACGCGGTCTGCTGAGCCTGGTTTTGCATGGCCCACCGTTGGTTCTCAACTTGCATCCGGCGTAACTCGTTTTGAATTGCGTCTTGAGCGCGTCGGGCTTCTGCGCGTTCTTGCTGTGTTTCTGCAGTGGTCGCAATCTGCTCGTAAGCCTTGGCCTGCTGCAGCAAAAACTCGGCGCGTTTGTCTTGCGCCGCAAACGGGTCCTTGATGAATTGGCCTTCAGCGGTAATCATCCCGCCGCCGACCTTCATCGGGTCGCGTGCGCCAGCGGCCGTCTTAAGCAGCTGCTGTTGCAGGGGTTGATAAGACTCGCCGGCAAACTGTGCCGCTAACGCGTTTAGCATTGCACCCTCGCCTTGTTGCGCACGCTGCTTGGCAAAGGCCTGCAAAGCGCTAGTGTCAGGATCTTGGCTGTACAGATCCGATCCCTGTTCGTAGAGATCCGAGGCCCTCTTGCGGTACGCATTAATTGCACCTGGCAGCATCGAGCCCTGGCCAGGCTGCACCGTGTTCGACAGCGTGCCGGCTTGGCTTAAAGCGCGACGCAACAAGCGACCGTTTTCGCCCTGCACTTCTTGATCGGGCAAATACTTTGGCGGCAGCTGAGGGACGCCAAAATCGTTGTAGACGGCCATATTAGGCCTCGTTGCCGTAAATCGGAAGGCCGCCGTAGGGATTCGTCACCGGCGTCGTCATGCCACCGCCCATGCCACCGCGGCGCCGCTTGCGCAGCTCCTCGAGGGCCAGGCGCTGGCGCTCGTTGAACCCGGCCATGCCGGCGTCTACGCCTTTTTGCGACTGACCGGCCATGTAGGCCGTGCCCATTTGCGCGATCGCGTTGGCAAGGCCTGGCGCGACGTAGTGCTTGCCGACCATCTGGCCTTGCATGGGCTCCATCGCACGACCGCGCAACGCATCGATCATGGCCTGCTTGCGCTTGAGCTCTTCCTGCTCGGGGCGCATGGCGCCCATCTGCAGCAAATAATCAAACATCAGATCGTCATTCATTGAAGGCCTCCATAGTCAACCATGAGGAACCCGTTGGCGTGGCGCTTGACCAGGTCAGGCCGTACTTGCTGAACCTCTTGTGCAATCACACCGCGTTGCGGCATTCCCATCATTGTAAAGTCGTAAATACCCACGCCGATCGCGTGCGTGCCGACGCGCTTAATGTCGGACTTCAAGCGCCGATCGCTGAACATGAACGCAGCTCCAAGCTGTGTGCCGGCGTTCAGCAAGTTGCCAAACATGGCGTTTTGCGCGTTAGCAGCACCCATCTGTGCGTCGTAGCCCATTTGCGTGGCGCCTAAGATGTTGGGCGTCTCAGCGCGGCCCGCGGTTTGAAACGACGGCATCTGCGGCATCGAAACTTGTTGGCCGGTCAGTAGCGCGTTCATCTCGTTGAGCGACATGCCGCGGCGCTGCATCTGCTCTGCGATCGCTTGCTGGCGCAGCTGATTCTGGTAGTTGGCGTAATTTTGATTTATGGTTTGCTGATTACTTGTCGCAGCATTCATCGCGTTCATGCGAGCAATATCAGCATCTGCGGCTTGCTTTAAGGCCGTGTTTTGAAACTGTGCGGCGCCTTGATTTTGATCGTAGCCTGTCTTTTGACTATTCATTTGCATGTCAAACAGTCGCTGCGCCTCGTTGCCCGACTGATCAAGCGCCTGAAAGCGCTCCATCGCTTGACGTTGATTGAGCTCGTTCAGAGCTCGGTTGTAGGCTTCGCTGCCTTGCGTAAAACCTTGATTGGCGAGCTTGGTTTCAAGCTGACTTTGCTGGTAATCGTGAACCGGGCGCATCCGTTCCATCAGCTGGTCGGCTACCGTGTTGCGAAAGCTCGAGTCAATCTGCGGCAGGTCACCAAAGCTAAATGCAGTCTTAAGCCCTGGCGTGTAGTCAGTCACGTTGGTCATCAAGCTCGCAGGCGCGTTGACCTGGGCCATCTTGGGCAGGCTTGCGTAATCAAAAGGCTTCACGTACTCGTTAGCCACGCGGTCCATGAACCCACTAGCCAACTGGCTGCGTCCCAGCTGCGTGTCGAGCTGGTAGTCAAGCGCGTCCTGCAGGCCTGGCGCCAGGGTCGTGTTTTGCGTCCACTGCGTGACCTTCTGCCCGCTGGCCGGGTCAATGACCGCGTTGGTGTCCCACGACTGCGTTCCAAACGGCGTGTTAATGACCGGCCGGTTAGCGAAGTTCTGCGTGTTGGTCGCCTTTTCAGACGCCTGCGCCTGCGCCGTCGCTGCGCCCAGGTAATCAGGTGCTGGAGGTGCTGATGCTTTGCCGCCCATGTTTCACTCCTTTAAGCCAACGGCACTCGTCGGCTGTCATCTCAAACATCACGCAGTCGATCGTTTCCGCTACTTTACGAAAACCCAACCGCTCGTTCATCTTCAACGCGTCATCAAGATTCTTAGGTGTCAGCCCGTAGACCGCCTCAAGGCCGCACTTTACAAACGGATACTCAAACGCTGCTTTCCACAGACTGCGCTTGACGCCGTGATGGCCATCAAACGCGACGTGCATCCAGCACGCGCTAGGCGTCCAAGCGTTGAAAGCCACCGCGCAAGCAATCGTGCCATCGTCACGCATCACCGCCATCGTGCGCAGATCCGTAGACCAAGGCAGGTTGATGCGTTTGTTCAACCATTCCCAAATCACGGGGCGCTGCTCAGGCTGATCAGTGACTAGCTGCACGATCACTCAAGCACGAATTGATGCAACAAACTGCTACCGCCCCCACCGCCGCCCCCTCCGCTGAAGCCGCCGGCGTCCCAGCCATCAAAACCAAAGTTGAAGTCGTACTCAGGATCAAAAAACAAGAAATTTTCGCCAAGGTCGCCCCCCAAATCATCTGGAAGATCGGGCACACCCCCTGCGTCGTTGCCCCAGTCGTCCCACTCGCCCCATGAGTTGTCGCTGTTGCCGTCGCCAAAATTGATGATGCCGTCACCTTCAACAACGATGTTGTCGCCGGCTTTCAATTCAGCGCTGGCGTTCTGGTTGCTCGTATCTACAACCGATTCATCATCAAGCGGCGGCCAAAGGTCGTCGGTGTAATCAGGAACATTGCTGGCGTCATCTCTTGCGACAGCGTCGTCAATCAGTTGATCAAGGCCTTCAGTATCTTGACCGTCGTCTCTTGTAAGATCATCAATCAGCTGGTCAAGGCCTTCAGTGTCCTGACCGTCATCGGGATCAGTAGGATCGGGATCAGTAGGATCGGGGTCGGTGGGATCAGGATCAGTAGGATCGGGGTCGGTGGGATCAGGATCAGTAGGATCGGGGTCGGTGGGATCAGGATCAGTAGGATCGGGGTCGGTGGGATCAAATGGGCCAATTACAATTGGGCCAGTGGGTTTACTTCCATCTCCACCGCCTCTATCGCCTCCGCCATCACCGCCTGGCGCCGTCGGTGTCGTCGAAGTGATTTTTAGCACCGCCGGCCGGTTTGACAAACCTTTCGGCACCGGCTTGTTGAAATCAATAATCAGCTTTGAATTTTGCGAATTAGGCAGCAAAGTCACGCCCGGGTTGTTGCTTAAGGGGTCTTTGTTGGCCTCGCGAAGCGTGCGAATAAGCTCGCTTTGATAAGGCACGTTGGCAAATTGAATTGGCGTTTTCACTGCAGCGCCAACGGTTTCCGCTGAACCTACGTTGCTGCTTGCTGGCCCAACTTGAACAGACGCTGGAGCTGTAGAGCCAGATTTTGCAGCTGATGCTGCGCCGGAATTCGAGTTTGTAAACGCGGTTGAGGTATCAAATAAGTTTATTGGCGGGTCAAGCCATTCCGGCACGTCGCGCAAATAACTTAGATCACCTTCGTCATACTTTTGAGTCGCTTCGTTCCATTCGCCTGAGTTGTTGAATTGAAAAGGCGTCGGCGCCATCGCTTGCGTAAACTGCAAATTTTGGGTGTCTACGTTGGCAAAGCTTTTTCTTGCACGGTCAATGACGTCTTGCTCATCGTCAATGTAAGCCTGTTGTCTAGCAACGCTTTCCGCTAGGCGCTGCGCCTCTGGGTAATTTGGATTGGCTTCTGATGGGTTTTGGGTGATGTATGCAAGCCGATTTTTGTCGTTTTGCAAAAGCCTTTGGCTGCTATCAAGCCTTTGCTGTGCGTCGTACGCACGCAAGATGTCATAGGCCTGGTCGCGAGAAATTAATCCTTGTGCAATGTCTTTGGCAAGATAGTATTCCTTAAGACTCTGTTTGTTTAGGTCAACATAGTGAGCCTGCGAAGCACCGGGTGTGCGGTTTAATAGCTTATTAGATTGTCCCAAGTGCTGAAGCAGCGTAGTCCAGTAATTTGCGTTATTACCGTCATCACCCATCAACCCTAAAAACTGCATACCTTGATCGACAAGCGCAGCAACCTTTGGGTCCATTGTATTTCGACCGGCAAAAAGATCACTGCGCAATGTTTCTATTCCACCGTATGGTTGGTAAACGCTTGCTGGATCTTGTGTTGTTGCCATTACATCACCCCACCTATCTCAAATAGCATGTGCGACGACAGGAAAACCGAGCCAGGAATGCCAGCAACCTTGATGCGGAGCGATCCGTAATAGCCAAGCCCGCTCACGCCGTGCCACGACTCAAAGTTGTTATCGGCAACCCAGGTCGCCAAATTCCAGACGCCGGTGTCCCAAAGCGCCACATCAAAATTGCTAAACGCCGGAGCTCCCGTGTTGTCCACGGTCAGGTACTGCGTGTTGATCGTGGTCATCGTGCTGGGCGCTGCAGGTCCAAAGAAAATGTTGCGCGCCATGCTGAACTTCTTGAGCTGCGCCGGCGTGTTGAATGCGTTAAACGCGCATTGAATTTCACCGATTGGAAAGCTGCCCCCCGTGTTGTTTTGCGCGACGCCGTCCAATTTTCCGTACAGGCCGTGACAAACGGTCCCATTAATCGTTCCAAAGTACAGCTCGCCGCCAATCGCCGCCGCGCTGCGAATCGGCATGTTGGCAAACTGGCACCAAGCGCCAGTCGTTATGTTCATTGCAAACTGGCGGTAGTAACCGCCGTCTACGGGCAACGACATCACTAAGACTTCAGAGCTAGGCACCACGAAGACATTGAAGAACTTTTCTTCGCGCAACCGTCGCACCAGCGGTGCAAACACCGACTGGATCTTGGCTGCGGGCCCGGTGTTTTGCGTGTCACGACTAAACGATCCATTGATGAGCCGTGACATAGGCACCAGGCCAAGCTCGCTGATGATCATCACGTCGCCGCCGAACTGCGTGAAATAGGTGCCAAAGCGTGGCACCGGCCCCACGTACCAGCTGCCTTTCAATCCAAAAAGTGTCGAGCTTGTTGGATCGGTTCCTTCCCAAACCCCAATGTCGCCCTCGGTTCCAATGACAACCAAAAAGTCGTCAATTGAAATGCCGGCATCGATCGTCCAATTGACCAGCGCCGAGACATACCCACCGCTGCGCAGCGTGCTACCCATCGGGAAGGCCGTGCACGCGCCGGTGATTGCGTTCACGGTGTTGATGTAGTAGACGCGTGAGTCACCGTCAGCCGTAAACCAGACTCGCTGCTTCCACACCGCCACGGTGCGCACGTTTGACGGCAAGCCAGTTGTGGTTGACGTGCGATTGACCCAGCCGCTCGTTGTGCTGTAGGTGTAATAGCCGGCACCTGGTGAGACGGCCAGCAAGAACGTGTCAGCAGCCGTTGAAAACTGAGTCGTCCACCACTCGTTAGACGTACTGCCGGTTGTACTGACGGCAACCGTCGGTGTTCCACCCGACGTAATGTCGTAGATGTTGCCGTTTGTCGCCATGAAAATTTTGTCGTTGGCAGGATTTGGCGCTCGATAGCCAAACACCGACTCAACCGACTGCGGGACTCCCGCTACTTGAACTGCACTGGAAAATTCCTGCCAACCTTTGCGCAGCTCGACACCCTGCTGCCGCGGGATCATGTTGGTTAGCACGACGGCGTCGTTTGGCGCCATCGCGACGATCGGGTCGCGATAGTTCAAGCCGCCGGTTGGCGCTGGGACAATGAAGGACTGCGCGACCTGCGCTGCAGCCGCCCTTCTAGGTGTCTTGAAGGGTTTGAGTGGCACCAGCGGCATGGTCAGACTCCATAGCCGGTATCCGGCGTGTTGACCAGGGGCTGGATATACGGGAAGCGAAAGTCACGCGCCATCGACAGCACGGGCGCGCCTTTTTCCATGCCTCTGCGGTTTTCAAACGCGATCTGGAAGTCGCGCATTGCCGCCGAGCTGTCTAGGCCCTTCATCTCGAGCCACTTCACGCGCGTGTACAGCGTGATCAGCGTGGCATCGAGTAACGCCGTGTCGCCGTTCTTGGTAATCCGGTTCTTGTACAGGTCCGACTGATCTTGATCGACAACCCAGGCCTGTGACAGATAAAAGAAGTTCATCGTCTGCGGCGCGTTGGGGGGCGCCAGCACGTAGATCTTGTTGTCACGCACCTGCCAGTAAAACGACAGCGTCGGCAACGTGGTGCGGATCAGCAGCTGCTGCCACATTTGCGCCGAGACAGGCCCCAGGCTTGGGAACTGCGTCGTCGCGTTCCAGTTGGTCTGATCAATCCAGTCGAAAAAATCCTCGGGCAAATCGAAAGACTTTTCAGTCTGCCCGTTGCTGTCGGCCTGAATGGGAATCT